GCAAGGTCAGTTTAACCCTAAACAATGCAAGCGGATAGTGTTCAAGCCTGAATGTATCAAGCATGAACTATTTAAGTGTGGTTGATTCAAGCATGAACATTACAGGTCGCAATATCTAACGGTTGAACTAATGGGGGAACCGGCATACCTGTTCAAGCTTAAATATTTCTGTTACGCTTAATTTAGATATAAGGTAATTTATTATAAATAAAATTTATAGGGGCTATAAAAACATTTTAATGTACATTTACCATTTGATGGATTATAATATAATCACGATCGAATGAGATCGCTAACCAACGAACGGAGGTTCACCATGAAACTGAACGAGATCCTGGCAGCAGCCGGCATTGAAGTCTCGGCCGAGCAACTCGAGCAAATCTCCAGCCAGCTCGAAATCAAGAAGTCCAAGAAGGTAACTGCCAAGAAGTGGGCAGTGGTCGAAGACGCGGAATTCTCGGCCAAGACTCCGCTCCAGATGCGGCAGTGCGTGGAAGCGATCCGCGACGAAGCCGAGGTCGATATGAAGACCTGGTGCGAACTGCTGGCCGACTACGAAGGCTTCAAGACCGCGCAGCCGATCGAGCGGATCGTCGCGTTCTACAAGAAGCGGATGATCGACGAGGGCCTGATCCAGATCGTGGAGTAATCAGCGGCCTGACCCTGAGACTACGGTCTCGGGGTTTTTCCGCTGATGCACTTTGCTTGTATCAGCAGACTAATGGAGGTTGATATGGGAACCATCGTCGCAATAGGCGTCCTTGAGGGTCGCCGCGTCATTACGATTCAACTCGAGGCCAACCATCTGGTCGAGCCGGTACATGAGACCGTCAATGCATTCCGTCAGAAGGAAGTCGACGAGACGCTGTTCGGGTGGGGAAGTGTGGTCGAGTTCAAGCGGGTCGCCGAGTCGATGTACGGAGACCTGACCTGGGATGCTCACTACTGCAAGTAAGGAGGCAACCATGTGCATGGCTAATTACGTGGGGCCAAAGACCCAGTTCGCGTACTTCGGGCGACGGGTCGAATGGAACGAGGAGGCCCATTGGGCACACTTCGGCGAAGATGGGCCGGGTGTAGAGCTGGAGAAGACTCGGCAAATGTTCATCGAAGAGCAGAACTATGCTGGGAATCTGCAGTACTGGTTCATGGAGGAAGTGATCTATGATCTGCCTCCGTGCGACGAAGGAGACGACAATGCCTGAAAATGTGGTAGTTCTGGTGGTCGAAGACCCCAACAGCGACGATCCCTGGAGTGTAGCAGGGGTCTTCACCGACATGACTCTCGCGGTGGTCGCAGCAATGGAATACCTCGATGAGTACAATCCGCGGCAGAACACGGACAATGAGTGTCTGATTACCACAGATGATCCGGAAATCAACGCCCACCTCGAAACCTGGCCGCTCAATGGGAGACCAGATAATGGATTCTGACAACCCGAAATACCCTCACGCGAAGGTGCCCTTCGTACTTGGGGCCAGTGCTTTCGCGATCCTCGGCCGCGTGAAGCGGTCTCTCGCGAACGTTGGCGTCAGCAACGAGGAGATCGGCGTCTTCTACAAGGAGGCTACGAGTGGCGACTACGACAACCTGCTAAGGGTCTGCGCGAAGTGGGTGACTCTCGAATGAAGGCCGCTGCTCTTGGAGGGTTTCTCTGCCTTCTGGTGATCGTGTCGTACATTTGGGGGCATCAGGACGGGTTCAGGGCCGCTGTCGTGTCCTGTCCCGAACCTTCAAAGGTTGTGTCGATTCATTCGAATCCGGCATATGTCGACTGCTATTACTTGCAGGAGTCCACTTATGGGAGGGCTTTGCGTAAGAGCCGGGTCAATCGAGGCTGATAACATTGGTCAAAAAGATATTGGGGTTATTGGACGGATATTGGACCTAATATCATAACTTTTGATAATGAAATCAATTACTTAGGCATCGGTTATTGGGGTTATTGATATAGAGACCAAATTGAAATCATTTTGAATTGGTCCCTTTTTGTCCAATAACTCAATACTCCAATAACCGCTATCAAAAAGGTTATATAAATCAAGACCTTATCAGTTATTGGGGCTTGTATTGGATATGAAATTGTCGCAACCGTCCAATATCAAAGGCCTCGCGTTTTATTTCAGATATGATTTTGATTTATGTAATTTCAGTATTTACAAGGGAATCCTGTTGGTGTATAATAGACCTTGTAGTCTAGGTAATCCCTACGCGGGGGATCCGCGGAACAAGAACGGAGGTTGTTATGTCTGAACAAGACGTTCTAAAGCCCCAGTTTACGCTGGAGCAAATCCGGGAAGCGCAGATTCAGTTGCTCTCGGAAAGTATCATAGGAGATTGCGCTGAAGTCCTTTTGGCTTCTGTGATCAACAGCGAGAAGCACGGTAAACACGCTGTGGAAAAGGTTGCCAATGTGGGAGCTCTCTTTGTGCTCTTCCCGGAAATCGAAGCTACGATGATGGCGCATATCCAGAAGAAGTCGCCGGCCGTCAACAAAGGCATATCCCACATTCTGGATGCCTGCAAGAGGTCCTTCCAGGACGCGGCTAACCAGATGCTGATCAAGAAAATGAAGGACTAACATGGTCAACGTCGGCAAATTCTCGAAAGAGGTTCTTGCCAGTGCTCCTCCCCCTACCACAGCATCAGAGGGGGAGGTAACGCACTATCGACACGTCGTCGCTAACCACGAGAACAAGTGGTTACGCTTCGACACACTCGAACTGGCCAGAGCCGTTGTGCCTCCTCAGGCACACCACAAGATCTATTCCACGCCTGATGAACTGGCATTTAAGTTAGGCGCCCGCAAAGTCATGGAATTGGGCAGAACCTTTGGTTGCAAATCTACGCCTGAACTCTGGGCGAAGTTGCAGCTTCAAGCCTACGATCCACTAATCAAGTACGAAGAGATCGCCACGAAGGAAACAGCGGACCGCAAGACACGTGGTCCACGACCCAAGCGGTACAAGAAGAAGATCGCGTATCGCTTCCAGTTTGATCCGGACAACCAAGGGCATCAAAACGCATATGGTCGTATGCCTCCTCAAGCCTGCGCTATCGTGGACTTGCTTCACGAGTTGACGCAGATTGAAACGAGGCCCGCTGACCGTAAGAATATCTTCACGGAGGAAGAGATGCAAGGCTTCATCAACCTCCGTAAGGATGTTCTGCACACGAAGCAAGATCCTTGGCGCATCTTCCAGTATTATCGGGGGAAGCTGATCACGTCTGGCTTTCTGAGGTTCCACCACGAATCGGGGAAGTAACATGAAGGAGAATCTGAAATCCTTCCTTCTAGTTGTGATCATACCGATTGTCTGCGTGGTGGTTCTTTCAACCCCCGTAATCCTTTGGAAGGCATTCCATGGCTGATCGGCGCGATCCACCCACAGGCGTGTTGCTGGCAGGCACGCACAATCAGGAACCTCGCAATTACACCCTGGTCAACGAGACCTATGTCGCTGAACAGGGTGAGGTGTTCCCGCTGTCCAAGTTAGACGAAGTACTGCAGAGTTGCATTGATGCTCGTCGGAACTTCGTGCTTGTCTTCTCAAACAAAGAAATTCAACTCCACTAGGAGGTTCACAATGGTAGCTAATGTTGAAACGATGGCCTACGCAGGCCAAGTACCCTGGCATGGACTAGGCAACCAGGTTTCCGAGGCCATTACGACCGACGATATGCTGGACGCCGCCGGCCTCAATTGGCGCGTTCAGAAGAAGCCGATGTTCTTCAACGACGCAGAGATGAACAACAAGCCGGTTGACGATTACTACGCTCTCGTGCGCGACACCGACAACAAGTCGCTGGGCGTTTGCGGCAAGGACTATACGCCGGCGCAGAACAAGTCCACGCTCGACTTCTTCAAGAAGTGGTGTACCGCTGGTCACATGTCTCTCGAGACCGCTGGTTCATTGGATGGCGGCCGCCAGGTCTGGGCACTCGCCAAGATCAAGGACTCCTTCTCCTTGTTCAAGGAGGATCCGGTCCAGGGTTACCTGCTGCTCAACTCCCCGCACGTCTGGGGGAAGTCGCTGATCATCAAGTTCACGCCCATCCGAGTGGTTTGTCAGAATACTTTGATGATGGCGATGCGGGACAGTTCCGGCCAATCATTCCGTATGCCGCACCGTTACGAGTTCGGTACCGAGATGATGAAGACCGCCGAAGAAGCTCTCGGCATCTCGATCGATATGATGGCTGCATTCAAGAAGCAGGCGGAAGTCCTCGCCAAGACGAAGTGCGACGCGCAAGCGTACTATCGTTATCTTACAAAGCTCTTTGCGCCGGCCGACTTTAAGCAACTCGCGGAAGAGGACACACTGTCCATCGCCGATCTTAACCGTAACGCGTACCAAGTCGCTACGTACCTCAACACGCAACCCGGCCACACGCTGAAGTCCTCATCCGGTACGTGGTGGGGAGCCCTTAACTCGCTTACGTACTGGGTTGATCACAAATCCGGTCGCGAGCGTGATACCGCGCTTACGGCCGCGTGGTTCGGCACCAAGGCCAAGCTGAAGGAATCGGCATTGGAGCTGGCTGTTAGCGCCGCGAATGATCCCAAGATTCTCATGACAGCCTGATGCGAGAATTCACGGGATAATAAAGTGAGCGGGTGTACATTGGGAATCCGTTGATGTATAATGTACTCACGATGTGCATTTGCTCATCTACTCGTTAACCAAACTGAAAAGGAGCCAATCATGGCCAAGGTCAAGTCGGCAGCACCCGCAGGAACCGAAGGTACCAACGCAAACCCCGAAGGCGCCGCTCCGGCCGCCGAGAAGAAGCCCGCTGCACCGCGCAACAGCAATATCCGTTACACGTTCGTCAAGGATCCGGCCGAAGGCCAGAAGTTCGCTCCGCAAGCCGTCCTGATCGTCAAGCATATCCAGAACGCCGGCGCCGATGGTATCGCCAAGGCTGACCTGATCAAGGCCCTGGCTGCCGATGAAGCGTTCAAGACCCGCCAGCCCATCGAGCGGATCATCGGCTATTACCAGAAGGACCTGGTGAATGCCGGCGTCATCTCTCAGGGCACGTCCGCTCCGGCCGCGGCCTAACCTCCCCGCCACGCCGAAGCAGAAGCCCACTGCCAGCCCCTTTCCGTCCAGTGAGGGGCTGGCAGCCTAACGAGAGCAGATCATCCAGGTCTGCTCCCCTTAGGCTAAAGGAGAATCACATGACGACCAAAGCTCCCGATCTGAAAGACAACCACAAGCCGACGCAGGAGGCGGTGCACAGCCAGAAGTTGACAGCTCCACTGGTCAATACGAACGGCATCACGAAGAAGCCGCACCAGCCAAACCATACAGTCGGCAAGTAATTCCGTTTCAAACTCAGGGGCCAGCAGCCCCTGTTTTATCCCTAGTAGTATCAACATCGTTAATAGGAGAGCACATGGCAAACGTACGGGGCAAGGCGATGGATAACACGCACTTGTCCATTGACCTCGCGGAGCGCCGCGGCTTCATTCACCGGGACTATATCGCACACTGCTTGCGTTGGTCCCATGTCGCCAACTACCTTAACAAGAAGAGACTCTATGACACGGCGGATATACTTGATATCGGTTGCGGAAAGGATCTCCCTCTGCTTCGGCTCCTTTATTCCTCCCGCTTTATCCCCACGACCGGCTCATATACCGGTGTGGACATTAACGCTCTTGAGGCACCATTCAATCTCGGACGGTTTCCCTACGAGCTCCTCCAACGAACCGACGTCTGCAAGCACGACTTCGGAGGTTCTACCTTCCGAGTGATCACTTGCTTCGAGGTGCTGGAGCACGTCGAGCCGGAACATTCATTCCGGATGCTGCAAACCATCAACAACCTTTTGGAAGACGAAGGCGTTGCATTCCTTTCGACTCCGAACTACAGCGAAACGGTTGGCGCGGCCGGCAATCATGTCAACGAGATGAGTTTTGAAGGTCTCAGGTTTCTGATTGAGTCTGCCGGCCTCAATGTAGACAAGGTTTATGGGACCTTCGCGTCAATAAGAGACTATGAGGGTCATCTGGGCAAATTTGGGTTAACCGAGGTCTTCGGGAGACTTCGGGAATATTATGACTCGAATTACCTGTCAACCATCTTTGCCCCGTTATTCCCCGAGTTGTCCCGCAACTGTCTGTGGCAGGTAAGCAAGGATAAGATTGGCATGCCAACCAATCTCCCGCCAGAAAAGATTCTTTCGCAGTCCAATAGTTCGTCGGTTCTTTGGCCGGCATTTATCAAGGAGCAGTTTCATGGTTGAAGATCGTTTTGTTTCTGACGTCGGTGCTTTCCATGCTAAGTTCGGCATTGACCAGCTGGAGCCGGCAGCCCCGGCTGTTCCGTCCGACGAGATGATGGGGTTCCGGCTGAACTTCATGCTGGAAGAGCTTAACGAGATCGCTGCCGCTAACGACTTTGTTCTCGATGTCGATAAGCAAGGCGAGGTCAAGTTTACCAAGTGTGATCCGGACCTTTGCGAGCATGAGTCTGACGAGAAAAAGCTGGTCCATTCCTTGGACGGTCTCGTGGATCTGCTCTACGTTCTCATGGGCACGGTCCGTCTGATGGGCTTCCATACGAACAGTCCATGGGGCCAACGCTTCCATGCGGCTTGGGGTCGGGTGCAGGCGGCTAACATGCGCAAGGTCCGTGCTACTGAGGCGGATCAATCCAAGCGCAAGTCCACCTTGGACATCGTGAAGCCCGAAGGTTGGGTCGGCCCGGATCTCCGCGAACTGGTATGAACGGACTGATCATCCTCGATGGTCCTGACGGTTCTGGTAAGACTACTCTCGCAAGGGAGATAGTCCACCAGACCGGTGGTCATTACATGCATCTTACCTACCGGTTCAAGGAGAAGATGTTCACGTACCATCTAGCGAACCTGCATAGAGCGATCAAGCTCTCGGCTACAAAGGTTGTTGTGGTTGACCGCCTTTGGATGTCCGAGCTTTGTTATGCGAATGCTTACCGCGGTGGCAGTAAGTGGCCCCTGGCGTATCGCATGCTTGAGCGTCTGATTCTCAAGCACGCCGCGCTGGAGGTCGTTTGCTTGCCGAAAGATATACATCGGCATCTGGACGAGTTCCAGGGCTTGCGCAAGCACCGTGAGGAAATGTTCACGGATATCGGGCCAGTCGTGATCGAATACCACAAGCTGTGGGACAAAGTCAGGGATTGGCCGCATATTCGTCGATATGACCTGCATGAATGGTCTCTCGGTCGGGTCGCAGATTACGCAACAGACATCCTTCAACAACTACAGGAGTGGCGCGATGAACAGCATCCAATGGCTCTTGATCCTAGTAACTACAATTTGTGTGGCCATCTGTCTCCCGCTGAGTTCCTTTTTGTGGGCAACAGCCGTCATCAGCGGAAAGAGGCCTGGTATCCTTTCGTTCATTATGGTACCGGCAGTCTTAATCTCGCTGTGGTACTTGATCAGCTTGGGATAGAGGAGCACCGGTGCATGTGGACCAGTTACCTCGTGGATCCGGCAGCAACAGAAGACCTCATTCCCAAGTATGATCTTCAGCCAATTGTCTTTGGCAGAGACGAATACGAGACTTGGATGAATGCCCACGGGGGTATGGGCAAGATGCATAAGGTACCTCGGCAGTGGAATGGGGGAACAGATGTTCTCACCATGACACTACTGAACGATGCGCGGCAGATGTGGAGCCCTGATCACCGGGCTTCTGAACCCTCTGCCGTCAGAACTCTCAACTGCGAAATCGGAGGTTTCTTCTTTCGCAAAATGGCCTATGGAAGGAGTATTACCTGATGAACGCGAATCTTCAGTGGCTCTCAATGCTACAGCAACTGCTTCATGCCCCAGTTGTGTCTCCTCGAGGCCTGAGTACTCGGGAACTACTCGGTTTCAAATCGACCGTGCCTATGAATTGTCCTGTTGTTTCAGTCATGGACCGACGTCTTGGTTACCGGTTCATGTGCGCTGAAGCGGCCTGGATTCTGTCTGGCGACAACAAAGTCGAAACCATCGCAGGCTACTCACAGGCAATCAGTCGGTTCTCTGATGATGGCTACATGTTCTTCGGGGCTTATGGTCCGAAGATCGTACAGCAGTTGCCGTATGTGATTCGTTCCCTGAAGGACGACGAGTACACGCGGCAAGCGGTTATCTCCATCTGGCGCGAATCACCGATGAAGAGCAAGGATATTCCTTGTACCATCACGCTTCAGTGGCTCATCCGCGATAGCGAACTGCATTGCTTCGCGAATATGCGCTCATCTGATGTCTGGCTCGGTATCCCATACGACTGGTTCAACTTCTCGATGGTAAGTGCCTATTTGCTGCTCGTACTTCGACAAGTGAGTCCGGCGTTTCACCACATCGAGCTGGGCGAATTGCACCTGTATGCAGCCAGTCAGCATTTGTATGAGGAGAACTGGATAGCTGCAGAAGAACTCGTCGAGGGCCTTAGCGAGCTCAAGGATATTGATCCGATCCGGTTGGATCTGGTAGGAACGCCCGATCGATTGGTAAAGCACCTTTGGTACGCCGCAAACAAGGGGGCTCCGTTCAACACATTCATGTGGGAGGTGGCAAATGCGACCAACAAGCGATGATTACTTTCTTTCTATGGCAAGCCTGGTTTCTTCTCGAACGACTTGCCTTCGCCGCAGTGTGGGTTGCGTACTTGTCAATCATCGCAAGCACGTTATTGCCACCGGTTATAACGGTGTTGCGGCCGGACGTCCGCACTGCAATGAGGTGGATCCGTTTGATCCAGCTGGTTATCCGAATGCGTGCTCAGGAGCACACTCGGAAAGCGGTACGGAGCTGCACCTGTGTGAAGCGATTCATGCGGAACAGAATGCGCTCCTTCAGTGTCGCGATGTCTACGAGATCCATACAGCGTATGTTACCGTGAGTCCATGCATTCACTGCATGAAGTTGCTACTGAATACGTCATGTCAAAGGATTGTTTGCTGGGACAGATACAGTCAGGCCGCCATTGATCTGTGGCAGTCAGCTGGTCGCGAACTGGTTCTTAAACGTGGAATCTGATTGGAGGCCCCGTGGAGAATACCCCTCACTTAGAGGTGCCAGGTTTATTGGCATTGACTGTGAAACTTGCGACCCATCTCTCGAAGAGAAAGGGCCAGGAGCAATACGCGGAGACGGCTTCCTGGCTGGAATCAGTATTGCTACTGAGGGGTTTAATGCTTATTTCCCAATCGCACACGAGGGCGGGGACAATCTGCCAAGAGATGTTGTCCTCCGCTATCTTGCAAGGGAACTTAGCGGCAATGAACCTAAAGTTGGAGCAAACATCGGTTACGATCTTGAATGGTTGCATTGTTCTGGAGTTCGAGTTGGCGGACCGAAGCTGGACATCCAAATTGCGGAGGCACTAATCGATGAAAACAGTGAGTCACTCGCCCTGGAACAGGTCTCGACCAAGTATCTCGGAAAGGGAAAAGACGAAGCCTTACTACGTGCTGCAGCAGCAGCCCGTGGCTGGCGTACTCCCAAGCAAGTCAAGCAAAACCTTTGGAGGTTACCTGCTCGATTCGTTGGACCGTATGCTGAGTTCGATGCAGAAGCCGCTCTTCGAGTATACCTCAAGCAACTGGATATACTACGAGCAGAAAACCTGGAAGCTGTGTTCGCGCTGGAGTCTCGGCTGGTGGACGTACTGCTTGCTATACGACTGCGAGGAGTACCGATATCGTACGATAAGGCTGAGCAGGCTATGGTTCGTCTTGGGGAAGAGCAACGACTCGCCCAACAACGGCTCAACCAGTTGGCTGGTATCCAGGTGGACCCCTGGTCTAGTCCAAGTATTGCCTCTGCATTTGACAAACTGTGCTTACCGTACGGTCGTACAGAAAAGGGTAATCCAAGCTTTACTGCCGATTGGTTAGAGACTCAACAGCACGAGTTTGCTAAGAACCTGGTAACCGTTCGCAAACTAGATAGGAGCGCAAATGTCTTCATCAAAAACAAGATCATCGGCTTTGCCCACCGCGGACGACTGCATCCCCTCTTCAAGCAAACTCGCCAGGAGGATGGAGGAACACGATCTGGAAGACTTTCATCGTCGAAACCCAACATGCAACAAGTTCCTGCGCGTAACCCTATCCTCTCGCCCATTATACGAGGGATCTTTATACCGGATGACGGATATCAGTTTGGAGTCTTCGACTACTCTCAGCAGGAGCCTCGAGTTACTGTCCATTACGGGTATCTCAAAGGCTATAAAGGAGCTGCGGAAGCGCGTGACCGTTACATCGCTAATCCTCGAATTGACTATCATCAGATGGTTGCTGATATGGCTCTCGAAACTACCGGTAACGACATTGGAAGAAAGAATGCTAAGACGCTTAATCTGGGTATGGCATACGGTATGGGCTTATACAAGCTATCGACCCAGCTGGGCATTTCCGTGGACGCAGCAAAACCTCTACTCAACGCATACCATGCGGCTGTCCCCTATGTGCGTCTGCTTGGTGACGACGCAATGCGTCAAGCTAAACGGCGAGGCTGGATTAAAACTATTATGGGTCGGAGGCGCCACTTTCCTGGCGGCGAGTTCGCGCACAAAGCACTCAACGCTGCTGTGCAGGGCTCAAGTGCGGATATGATCAAGCTGGCTCTATGCGACTTGCATGATGCCGGACATGTAATCTACAACACGGTGCATGATGAAGTCGATGCTCCCGTCAGAGACAAGAAGCACGCTGACGAAATCGCTGAGATTCTAGTTAACTGCGTCAAGCTAGAAGTACCTCTCGTGGTCGACGCAGAAATTGGTCCTAGCTGGGGTGAGGTGGCATAATGGCAAGAGGCGTTAAGACGCACAAGCTCGATGAGATCGACGTCATGGACCTCCGGGTTCTGAAGGCGATCGCTGAGTATCGAACTACAACGGAGGCTGCCAAGTACCTAGGAGTTACGCAGCCAATGATAGTCTACCGGATACAGCTGCTGGAGAACTACTTTCAGCAGCCGGTGTACTTCAGAAACGCGAAGGCCGATACGCTTACACCCTTCGGCAAGATCCTTTTGCAATACGCAGACGGCATCATTGATCTGTACAACGAAATGATCTTGCACGCAAGGACTTTCAACAAGGAGAAACAGAATGTGGCTATTTCAGGTTGATTCAATGCTGTCTGTAGTACAGGACAAAGACCATCCGGATGCACTAGTAGTTCGTGCCCGCCTGGAAGGAGACATCGAGTCCGTGATCCCGATTGCGAAGGGTAACGTGATTCACACAACGAATTCCGACTACCCGTATCGAGTGTTCATCACGAAGAAGGCCTTCGCCGATATCATGCATGCCCGCATCATGGGTATTCGGTACACGAACTTCAAGGACAACGTTCGCACGCGTCATCGCAAGGACTCGTTCTCCCAGGTGTGGAGCCTGCTGCTTGACGGCTACCAAAAGGTGCAGTCTCTTTATAAGAGGTCAGATCGGAGGTTCGACGTATAATGGATGAGAAATCGATACACACGTTGCTTAACGCTAACTTCAAGAAGGTTCTGTTGGAGCGAGTAGAAAACGCTGCTAACACCGGGACCGGTGACTGCAACGCGGTACACAACGGCATTGAGTGGTGGATGGAGTACAAGCGGGTGGGTGCAAAGTCGAAGACGACTACTGTGCTCGTGCCCTGTTCTCTCGGTAAGATTTGGCTTCGTCCGGCCCAGTACGCTTGGCATGTTAACCGTGCGCAACACGGCTCCAGAGCCTTTGTTGTGGCCCGGACAGACGAGTCCATTGTCGTGATGCAGTGCCAGAAGGATGGTAGCTGGTTGGAACTTTTTGTCACGTCAAAGCCATTCAACTACCATATGCTACTCAGTGCATTTGTCACGGGATTTTAATCCTGCGGTATTTCATTTGAATACCTTCCGTGATATAATAGACTCAGAGTTTTTTCACGATCCATTGAGTTTCGGCGCTCGTTGGATCGTTAACTAAGGCCGAAAGGAGATCACATGTTTGATCTAGCAGCAGAAATGCAGGCGGACGTCAAGGCAGCACCCGACTCCGAGAACCTGTCAGCAGTTGCAGCACTCGCAGAGAGGCAGCTCGACCTCCAAAGGTCGATCGACATCCAGTCGGAAAACCTCGCCAAGACCCAGGCAGCGCTCCGCAAGATCCAGGAGGAAGAACTTCCGACGCTTATGCAGTCTGTCGGTCTCTTGGAATTCCGTCTCGTCAACGGCGCGAAGATCACGGTGAAGAAGTTTTACTCTGGATCGATCAAAGACGAAAATCGTGATCAGGCCTTTAGCTGGTTGGCCGAACACAACCACGACGACATCATCAAGAACGATTACACCATCGGCTTCGGCAAGGGGGAAGATTCCAAGGCTGGCGAGTTCGAACAGGAACTCACTGCTATGGGCGTACCGTTCAAGCACAAGAAGCACGTGCATCCGCAAACCCTGAATGCTTTCATCCGTGAACAAGTGGAATCTGGTGCCGAATTTCCGCTTGAAACGTTCGGGGTCTTCATCGGCAATCGCGCAATCATCAAGTGAGGAACAACATGGCAGCCAAAGACAAGAAGACAACCGAAGTCGCAGTTCAGCCGCAGACGCAACTCCCTGCAACCGCCGATATGGCCATGTGGCAACAGGACGCGGGCATCGGCCGTGAGTCGATGTCCGTCCAGGACATGGCTCTCCCGTACTACACGCTGTTGCAGTCGCTCAGTCCGCAAGTGAAGAAGTCCTCACCCACGCGGATTGACGGCGCCGAGGAAGGCGACATCTACAACACGGTCTCGCAGGAACTCTTCGCTGGCGAGGAAGGTTTGGTCGTGATTCCGTGTGCCTTCCAAAAGGCCTGGGTTGAATGGGCTCCTCGTGATTCGGGTGGCGGTTTCGTTGCCTCCCACCAGGACGATACCATTCTCCAGTCGTGCACGCGCAACGAGGTCGGCTTCGATATTCGCCAGGATAACGGCAACCTGATCGTCGCCACGTTCTACTACTACGTCATGCGCCTCAAGGAAGACGGCGGCTTCGAGTTTGGCATCGTCTCCATGGCGCGGACAGCCTTGAAGAAGGCTCGCAAGTGGAACAGTCTGCTTTCCTCGCTCCAGGTGCCTGGCCCGCAAGGCCCCTTCAATCCGCCAATGTTCGCCCAGAAGTTCCAGCTCAATGCCGTGCCCGAGTCCAACCCGAAGGGCGACTATTACAACTGGAACGTTCAGTTCAAGGGCCTGGTCGCGGATGCCGGCACGTACGCTACGGCCAAGAAGTTCGCTGAATCGGTTCGCTCCGGTGCTGTCAAGGTTTCGGCACCTCCTTCGGCTGAATCCAGTTTGGACGATGACGAAGCGTTCTGACGAGTAGTCGCTGGGACCCCGGCCTTCGGGCTGGGGTTTTCATTTCGTCGGGAGGAATCGTATGGACAAGTACGTAGCAGGGTTAATGTCCCTGTTCGATGGATTGTCTCGCGCATATGGCACGTTTGAGGTTAACGGAGCCCGTTCACGAGATAACAAGAAGACTGGAAAAGTAACCAGCATCCAGGCTGAGGTCACGCCGGATGTTTGGCTGTCTCACCTCAAAGGAAAACAAGCAATAGGTATTGTGCCTATTCGTGACGACTCAACAGTCGTATTCGGCGCAATAGACATCGATGTTTATGACGGAATCGATCATGGGAAATTGGCCACGAAAATTGATCAGCTTAGAATGCCGCTGGTTCCATGCCGCTCAAAATCTGGTGGTATTCACGCCTGGATATTCCTATCTGAACCAACCTCTGCAGCACTGGTTCAAAGAAAACTTCGAGACATGGCGGCAGCGCTCGGCCACGGACGGGCAGAGGTATTCCCCAAGCAGACTGAGGTTTTGCCAGAGCGAGGCGACATTGGCTCATGGATTAACATGCCCTATTTTGGTGACATGTCGGGAGGAAGATATGGTCTCCGTCCTGACGGCACCCCTATGGGCATCAGTGAGTTTGTCCAAACCGCAGAACTGAAAAAGGTAAGCCCGCAAGAACTCACAGATTACCAATCGAAGGTTAAGGAGGATCTTGCTGATGGTCCTCCTTGTCTGCAATTCCTGATTACTCAGTCGTTCCCAGCAGGTACGCGTAACAACGGATTGTACAACCTTGGAGTCTACTCTAAGAAGGCTTTCCCAGATACGTGGGAACAAATTGTTGAGCAGTACAACATCAAGTACATGGATCCCCCGCTAGGATCGAATGAGGTCAAGGAGCTAGTCAAGTCTTTGAAGAAGCGTGATTACCAGTATACCTGCACGCAGGTACCGCTCACAAACCACTGCAACTCAGCTGTTTGTCGTGGTCGTAAGTACGGTGTTGGCGACCATTCGGGTATGCCGGTCATGACGGGTCTTACCAAATACAACTCGTGTCCGCCGATCTGGTTTGCTGACATCGAGGGTGGCGGTCGACTGGAACTATCTACCGAAGATCTGCAGTCTCAAGGACGGTTCCAACGCTGCTGTATGGAAAGTCTGAACAGCATGCCTTCACAGATGAACCAGAAAGCCTGGGTCACGATGATCCAAAGCCTTTTGGAGAGCGTGACTGTAATCGAAGCGCCGCAAGATGCTACACCCCGTGGCCAACTGAACGAACTGATAGAGAAGTACTGTACACAGCGAGCACAAGCCATGACGAAGGAAGAGATTCGCATGGGTAAGCCGTACACCGACGGCGGTCGCCACTTCTTTACTGTCGCTGGTCTGATGTCCTTCCTTGAGCGGCACAAGTTCAAGACGCTCGGTCTGCATGAGATCACGTCGTATCTGAAGAATGACCTAGGAGCTACCCACCACTTCTTCAACGTTAAGGGCAAGGGTATCAATGCCTGGTCTGTGTCTGAATTCGCAGCGAATCCTGAACTGGACGTTCCAAAGGAATTCAGTAAGGGAGAGGTGTTTTGAGTACAACGGTTGTTGTCGGCCCTCCTGGTACTGGGAAAACGACCACGCTCCTTAATCTGCTGGATAGTTATCTCAAGCAAGGCATCAACCCTAACCAGATAGGTTACCTGTCATTCACAGTCAAGGCCGCAGATGAGGCCAAGACACGCGCAATGGAAAGGTTCAACTTCAAGAAGGAAGACCTTCCTTGGTTCCGTACTCTGCACTCGCTTGGGTTCCGCTGGTTGAAGATGAACACCGGCGAACTGATGAAGAAGTCCCAGTATTCTGAACTGTGTGAGCGACTGGGCCTGGAGTATTCAGGCTATGTCGTACTTGACGATGGTATGCAGATGTCAGGAGCCATGATCGGCGATCGCATGCTGTTCAATGAAGGTCTAATGCGCGTGCGTATGATCAGTCGTGAAGAGCAGTATCGTCTCTCCCAGGAGGACTACTCCTTCGCCGAGTTCGATCGACTATGTACGGCTCTCGACAAGTACAAGGCTTCATATGCCTTGCTGGACTTCAACGACATTCTCATACTGCTATTGAGAGAACAGGTTCTTCCTAAGTTCAAGGTGTTGTTCATTGATGAAGCGCAGGATCTGAGCAAACTTCAGTGGGCAGTAGTCGATCGACTGATTGCTAATTCGGAGGTGGCCTATGTCGCAGGTGATGACGATCAAGCTATTTTTAGATGGGCAGGAGCTGATCCCGAGTCCTTCATTAACTGTAAGGGAACTGTTAAAACATTGTCGCGAAGTTATCGCCTCAGTAGAGCAGTGTTCAATCGAGCAGATAGCATTATACGACATTGTGGAACCCGTCGTCCCAAGTCGTTCGTATCCGCTGAGCATCCTGGTAAGGTACTGTATTGTTCCTCGCCCGATGAACTTGACCTCTCGGAAGGTAATTGGCTTGTCCTTGCCAGAAATGCATACCTTCTAAATCCGTTCGAGACCATCTGCGAAGAAGCCGGCTTTGCCTACACCAGTAAGAAGTCGCCCCTTCAGGTTGAGGTGATCAAAGCAATACAATGGTACGAAGGTTGGCGCAAGGGGCATCCCCTGGAGAAGGAGCAGATCAGCGAGATAAAGAAGTACGCTCCCCGATTTGACCCCGCGGTATCTGGTCCTATCTGGCATGAAGCCTTTAAACGATTAGGTCAAGACGTACGGGACTACTTTGTTGCAGCACTTAGACGTGGAGAATCTCTGACGAAGACTCCACGCATCAAGTTGTCCACCATTCATGGAGCTAAGGGTGGCGAGGCGGATAACGTTGTTGTTCTGTCTGACATGAGTTACAAATCTTACGAGCAGTACCTGCAGGATCCTGATGATGAGATTCGTGTGTTCTATGTAGCTGTTACTCGCGCAAAGCACAATCTCTATATTATTGACCCAAATAGTCAAAATGCCTTTGACTTTGGGTAAATTCTAGGTCACCAGGATTTACGATAGACCACGGGAAATTAGGAGGTTAATATATATGAATGCACCAGAATCCCCCGAATTGAGGAGCAAATTACAACCGTTTGCCCACCAAGCGAAGTGCCTTGAAACGTCCTTGATGATGCGCAATTTCGGCTTCACAATGGAGATGGGCACCGGTAAAACAAAGGTGTTTATCGATACGGCCTTGAATCTCTACCTTCGCGGTGAGATCGACGCGGTCATTCTATTCGCCCCTAAGGGGGTGTACATGAATTGGATCGACAAGGAGCTTCCTCAGCACTGGCCTGAAGACGTACCTTGCAAATGGACCTACTGGTCGTCTACAGCGAAGCCCGAACTATTGGCTCAGTGGAAAGCTTTGGATGCTTTCAAAGGGTTGAAGTGGATCTGCGTCAACGTGGAAGCTCTGGCCTATGACCGTGGCTGCGAGTTCGCTGGTACCTTCGCCGTCAAGCACAAGAACCGTTTGCTCATTGGCATCGACGAATCGACCATGATTAAGAATGGTTCGGCCAAGCGTAGCAAGATGGCTGTTCGCATTGGCAAGTACGCCAAGTACAAGCGCATCCTTACCGGGGACATGGCTCCCCGTTCGCCGACAGACATTTACCACCAGTGCTTGTTCCTTGATCCGAACCTACTGGGGTTCAACAGCTTCTATGCCTTCCGCAACCGCTACTGCGTCATGAAGGAAATGAAGCTGACTAGCGGACGGTCATTCATGAACGTCGTCGGATACCAGCGACTAGAGGAACTGCAGGGTCGGCTGAAGTCGTTTACTTTCCGAGTAACGAAGGACGAATGTCTCGATCTGCCTCCAAAAGTTTATCAGTCATACGACGTGGAGATGACGAAGGAACAGTTGCAGGTCTACAAGTCTATGAAGGAGTCGTGCGTAGCGATTCTTGCTAATCTAGAAGTGGTCACAGCTGAGTTGGCCCTTGTTCAACTGGTCCGACTTCACCAAATTGTGTGTGGCCACATAACCTCAGACGATGGCAATGTGCAGGCTATACCTAACAAGCGTTTGGACGCACTAATGGAAGTAGTCGATGGCATCAGCAGCAAGATAATCATTTGGGCTACGTACGTTCCGGACATTGAAAACATCATTCGTGCACTCTCGGAGGAATACGGGAAGGAAAGTGTTGTACACTTCTATGGAGCCACAAAAGATGAAGATCGTCGCTTCGCAGTCAATGCCTTTCAGAATCACCCGAACGTGCGGTTCTTCGTCGGCAACCCGTCAACTGGACGTTACGGAATTACTCTCACAGCCTCTCCCACGGTTATCTACTACTCGAATAACTACAACCTCGAGCACAGAACCCAGAGCGAGGATCGGGCTCACCGCATCGGGCAAACCAGCAAAGTAACTTACATCGATCTAGTCTGCCGAGGCACCGTCGACGAGAAGATCATCAAAGCATTGAGGGCCAAGAAACAGATCTCGGCCCTCGTGATGGGTGACGAATGGAAGGACTGGATCAAGTAGTCTTGTAGATGTCCGGAGACCTACGATAGGTTGAGAACCTGTTGACCTGGTCGCTCTCTTGCATCGAGGAGGTCAAACTCCTCGTAAGGCATACGGGGCGATCCCATGATGGACTCCTATGAACGGTGAACGTCTTTTACGCGTTCGTAAGTACGCAATGCTCCAAGGCCCAGGAGGCCTAGAAGTACTGGCATCATTTCGGATACATCGGCTGTTTTGAGAACGATCGGCCGTCCCCAAATGGTGAGAGCAGTACTCACGACAGAGATGCCAATCCAATTCCAGGCACACGCTATGCCGCACACCCAGCCTATGAAGGGCCGCCAGCCGCTGACAAAAACGTTGGGATTGGTCGCCTCTGCTTTGTTGATGTCGAGCTGGCCGTTAACCAGCTGAACAGCTGCCACAAGTTCGGCCTTCTCTTGCTCAGACTTATCCGGCCAGATCTTGTTGACAACGGTATTTGCCAACTCAGCAACTTCACCTAATCCGGTCAGGCTCATTATCGGTGCCCCTCATGCTCGAGTGAGTAGTGATTACCATCGTTGAAGTCTCCGCCCCACGATCCGCCTTGTGATTTCCACCATTCACCGAGGGGGCGATGATCTTCTGTAGTGGACAGGAACCGGCCGTCCTTGAATAAGTTAAGGTCGATGGCGAGACGGATCTTGTGACAAGATGACGCCTTGCCGTAGCCCTTTGATTCACCCATAGGTCCGAAAACACGTCCGTCTCGGTATGCATCTCCGAGGGTAACTTCGTAGCCCATCTCGATCGCCTTGTCGATCAGACGAGGAACCATTGAGGCGAACTGAACCTGTTTTTGTCGAAGGAAGCTCATTTGATATGATCCTTGGCCCAAACGAAAACTCCCCAGACGACCGCTCCTGCGGCGCACAGAGCAGCTAAGATAGCACTGATAATCTTGCTACCCTTCCAAAGGGCTACAAGGTCCTCGAGAGCCGGCTTCATCGTAGATTCTTCCGCAATGTGCGCGACGATCTTATCCCGGATTTCCAAGAGAAGCTGATCCTGCTTATCCATCCGTTTGTTTAGCTCCAGCAACTGCTCTCCCACGATTATTCCTTTCCGCGCTCTGTGGCGCTGATGCGTTAATCGGTGATGCGAAGTCTTCCTGAAAACTGAATAGCTTGTGATCCCTCATAAACGTCCTGTTCTGGCATCCAGAATTTGTACTCAGGCGCATCAGCACCATACACCTTGGCACCGAGGTAACCACGCCAGCCGAACAGGTTCCACGCAACGAAAGGAAGCGGCACGTAACTGTAGAACCGCAGGATGCTGGTGAAATAGGGAGGCTTGAACCAGTTGCCATCAGAACCAAGCGGATGACATACATCACCCCAACGTAAGGCAAGAGTTACTCCGAAGGTTGAACGCTTCGGGTTCGTGATGCCTTCATCACAGGTGGTGATTTGATTAACCTTCACGGGGGTAGTCCAGCTTGTACTGACGAATCACAGCCCGAGCAGCTTCGCGGGATTTGCGTAGTTCTTCTTCACGCAGAGGCTCATCTTTCAGCAGCAGATCGTGCCTGTCTATGTTGAACAGGTAGTCCGTTGATGCGAGATGAGACTCGGCGTTGCGCTTGTCCTTGTCGGCTTGCTGTCGAGCGAGTTGTTCCTGCGGCTTCGGCGTAACGATCAGATAGGGCGCGTCGTCAATCTCTTGGTTGTAGAAAAGATTGTCATCGCCACGAACAGGATCAGGAATTTCAATCAGCCCTGCACGTTCCCGTATTTCAGGCGTGTCGAGCTTTGAGAACCCCTTGTACGGGCCGTAGATGTTGATGCGCTTTAGTGTGTCTTTGTCGATGAACATATTTACCTCGCAGGAGAAGGGCTGACGTTGCTGCCGCCGAATGGGTGTTCTGCGAATGCGGCGAAGATGTAGGTTCCACCGGATGCGTTGTATGCAGTTGCTGTGTTACGCAATTTGAATCCGTTGGCTGTTGCGTCAAGTGGGTATGCCGTGACGCCTTCTGCAACGGATTGGTCAGCAGTAAGGTTGGACGCCATCTGGTTGTATGTATTACGCGCTGTATCCCAAATGAACCAGTCAAAACCAGCACCGCCTGTATCAGTCCGTTTAATCAGCACATACTTCGGCCTGAGCCCACAATATACAAACGGCCCATCAGTTGAACCATTCCCCACATACGAACCGAACTTGCTGTAGCCGGGAATTTCTGCCCAACAAAACGCCACGCAGTCATCACCAGCAGCGACGTCAGTGCCAGTGCTGAATGTCGTGGTAGTCGGTGCTGTGTTGTTCCACGCCGTTGAATCTACTGCATAGGCATTAGTGAGAGTCAAGTACAGTGCGCCATTTTGCGGCGTTGCGTTCATACTCGCGTGATAGACAGGGTGGTTATGACTTACGCTTCTGTCCATGCGGATGATGAGCTTAGGCACAGCACCGAGGCCATGTGCCACAGTTCCGTTATTGACAGCATCCCATATAACGACTGAGAAGCCTGCTACGGTGTTCGCGCTCAGCCGCAATGCAGCAATACTCCCTGCAAGAGCGGAACCGTAATCCGCGCCGTCGATCTTCACGCTGCCAGCAGTTGGCACATTACCCGCACCTGCTACGTTGTTAGTTGTTGGAGCGCCACCGGCTTTCCACATCCAGTCGATGTAGGTAGCGGTGTTGGTATTCATTTGCGCCAACGTGCCGCCAGAGTAGCCATCTGAATTAAATGCAGTTACGCCCTGTGCCTCAGTCGTTTCGGTGCTGGTTGTATTTGACTCCATTTGCTTCTGCACACCACGAACAGTATCATACAGCGCATGATCGGTAGCACCGCTACGTCCTTTCGTCCATGCAAAATCAGGCTGGAATGCTTGACCTGTTACGTTGAACGAAGCGCCTGTACCAGTACGAGTCTTGGCGTTGAAGTGCTTACTTGGTTTCGGTATCGCCACCGCAGGGAGGTTCGCGGTGCAGAGGGCTTTGAATCCGGCGGGGGGCGTGTAGGTAAATGGGCGCTGGCCGAAGTTTATGTGATACGAACCTGTACCAGTTCCAGAACCATAGCCAACAGCAGGGAACAGCGTTCCACTCAAACTAGAATAGGCGACGCCTTGGGTTGCATTGTTCTTGTAGAATGTGAGTTCCCCAGTTCCAGAATCGTAGGCAACCCCAATCAGATCGTTGGTGGTGTATGTTGCACCGTAAGCAACGCTAGACCCATTGTTGTACCGTAGCGCGTTGGAAGCATATGAATACCCGTCAGACCCCGCACCTAGATAAGCGGTAAGTGAAGAAACGGGGCCAGCGATACCTACTTGCGACGAGTTGCCAACAGCAGAAATTAGAACTTCCCAATACCATTTACCGCTTGCCGGAAGCGCTTGAGTTGATCTCGATATTCTTGTGGCTGTTGCCCCGAAGTTTAGATTCCCTTCACCAAGCGACCCTGTACCATAGTCCAACGGATTCAACGTCGCATAGTTATTCGTCGGCGTATCCACCATGCTGTCATACGTCACGCCAGCGGTCACGCTGATGTTGTTCGTGGTCCAGTAGTTGCCGTTGCCCGAGACATCCTTGCCGAGTCCTACGTTGCTGCCTGCGGTGAGTGCGGCATCTTTGAAGTCGAGGTGGAATCCGTTGTTGCCGTAGGTTCCGGTGTAGGCTTTTGGAACCCATACGCCATCGGAGTTGGTTTCTCCGAAGCTGGAAGGTGTGAGGGCTTGACCGTCGATGAAGTAAACGTCGGAGAGGTAGCCATCCATATATCCCCCGTTGTTCTCCATGAACCTAGTCGATAGACCCGAGGATGCTACAAATGGAACCCAATTCAATGCTGGGTATGAAGTTGTTGCGTAGGTTACTTCAGGGCCATTTACATACAACTTCAGCCTTGAGGCTGCTGTCGCTTGCGCAGTATCTACTATAACTACAACGTGATACCAAGCAGACGGATCGCGGTAGATGGCGTTTGACTTGACATCAAACCTGAAGATGCTTGCCCCTGCTGGATCGTAGTCTTCATAAAAGCGAACTCCATTAGAGCCAATGCTAATCGTGGACTGAGAGTAACCCCCCGGGCCTTTGCTCACATCAAATTGAAACCCAATCTTGCACCAGCAGGATAAACTCCATTTCTTGTTGTCAGTCGGACTCCCAAACGTCCTACTAAAATACGCACTCGCACTCGCCCGTAGCCGGGCGGAGTTGGAGATTTGAAGGCCACCACTACTCCCTATACCAACTGGTAAAACACTCATGTTAATGCCTTGCTAGCAACACAATAAGCATTCGTCCCATTATCTAAATAGCTAATGAGATAGGTGCCAGTTGTGCTGATGGTGGAAAGAAAGCTGCTGTCCACCTTAGTTGTAGCAGCAGCAGTGATGGCATAGTTACTTCCATTCACAAATAGAATGAAACCACTCTGCCCGGATGTATGATTGGTAAAGGTTAATGCACCTCCTGCTGTAGGAGTACAGAAGAAGTTATTAGCTGCATTCTGGTCAAAGGACAAATCATTGTCCGTGGTGATGGTACCGCGCTGAGAGCCTGACCAAGCTTGATCCACATTCAGCTTAGCGGTGTTGGCGTCGTAGGCTTGTACCGCAGTGCCTATGTCCGCGTCTTTGAGGATGGTGGCGTCTGCCGGCTCTGCTCCAAGCGCCGTCAATGCACCATTAGCCGTAGTGGCACCAGTACCCCCCTCAGCAATGGCGACTGGTAGTACTAGAGCCCCCATACTAGCCAATGTTACAAATTCAATGGCATCGGCAGATGAGTTCCAGCGCCAGTAGTTATTAGCCGTCGGAGTAGGCAGCTCCAGACTAGCCCCAGAGGTATCGTTTAAGGCCAGCACAACAGCTCGAGCAAGGGCGTCACTCAGCTGTTGTGTGATCATCGTTAATAGATCAAGGGCTTCCTCGTGCGTGTCTGCGGGGAAAGCATCATTTGCTACATAGTCCACCAGCTGAGTCAACGGTACAACTCGCTGAATTACCACGTTAGCTGTTCCAGCCGCTGGTGCCGACACAAACGTGACATTACCTCCGGAGGGGTTATCAACCCCGCTCACAGTGTAGTCAGTAGTAAGGGTCTGCAGTACGAGAACTCCTCCAATAAGGAGGTATACATTCAAGTGGGTTTGATCAAGGATCAAGTAGTCGTAGGCGAATATCGTAGTTGCCCCATTCGCGCTATAGACCTTACGGTTAGTAGTGGTCGAAATTGTCATCGCACGCCCTCTAGAATCTTGTTACCGCCGCCATACGGAATTTGCTGGGTTGGAGGAATGTAGAATTTCTGTTTGTTGTCTTTCATTATACGACCTTCTAGACGAGAAAGATACCCTGGATTAACACTTTCCTGAAGTTGGTACAGAAAGAGATAGTCCATGGCCATGCGCGTGTAAAACAGATTTGCGAATGGAATGTTGTTGATAGCTAGCTTCATCGTCTGGCCGGCAACAGGGTCCCCGTCTTTTGCCCGAGAAAACACCTTCATGAAGTCCTCAAGATTTCCAAGGGTTGGACCGGCTAAAGAAGCCAGCGCCGAGTGTCCATACTTATTGAATTCACCAAACAAGAAGTCCCCGTACAGGCCGAGACCTCCGCCCTGAGCCATTGCCGCAACCCAGGTCTTCGGATCACGAGGATCCTTTGGAGTGATTCCACGAGCCGTATCCTTGGCCATACCTGCCAGGTATCCAAAGACTGTTGAGGCGACCAGCATGTGGACAAGGCCCACGTAGTCAGACTTGCCCTTCCCGAAGTTCTCCCAGAGGGAACCTTCCGTCTGGTACAAGTGTGGAGCCAAACCCTTGCGAACCACCGTTATTGGAAAGGTCTTGAACTGACCAATGAACCGAAGAGCCTCACCCAGCGTAGTACCGGGTTGCGTGCCGCCACCAAGGATTGTGAAGGCATGCTCAGCCGCACCGGGATGAGGAACCGCGTGGTTAATTTGGTCAATGAAATAGGTCCTCCACTTTGATTCTAAGGCATCCCTAGTCTCCCTAAGGTCACGGGAGGACACGGGATTTTCACCTTCCTTATTAAGGCCATAGAGGTCAATCAAGCGCTTCTCATCGATAGTTTTGAACTTATCGGGAGAGAAGTACCAGTGGCCATCTTCGGCCTGCGTAGAGAGTTCTTTTACCAGCGGCCAGTCGCGTTCTCCAATCTTATATTGGTTCAGGACCATCTTCATGGAATCCGGAAGCTCCTTGAAGGCTGTCTCTCGCATGTTGGCGATGTGGCTGGATAGGATCAGCGCAACCCCCGTCTTGTGGGAATCGTTCCACCAGTTCATGGCATTCAGTTTGAAGTACTTCTGATTCAGCTTCGACATGAACCCCGGCATGGTATCTTCAGCCGAGAACCGCGAAGCCATATCTTTCAGGATGCCTTCAAATCCGACACCGATTAGACGAGCTATCTCCTTCTGCTCAGCGCTGCCTCGGCCGCGCAGTACGTTCGTAAAGGCATTTCCATAAGCATCAAGGATGCTTACACCGTTGAGCCGTAGGTTAGCCGCTTGGAACGGAATGTCCGTAATCGATGAGAGAACTGCCCCGCCCAACTTGGCCATGTTCTGAAGGACCCGAACTCCTGAGCCGACCATTGCCAACTTGTGGTATACAGGTATGTGGGCCGTTCCATCCAGCTGCATGTACAAGTTATGTATGTTATGATCCTTCAACGAATCAAACAGCGCAGGATTGTCCTTGTGCTCCGAGCGAAGTACCTTCAGCACCTGGTCGATCATGTTCAGCGGATTGGTTCCCAGGTTCTCCATCAAAGCGATGTTGCGACCAGAATGCTCGACACCGCCGATAACCGCTTCCCTGAGAGATTCCTTGCCAAACATCTGATTGTACTGCGTCCAGGACTCGGCATCCTTGAAGTGCATAACCCGTTCCTGCGACACCTTCTTCGCGAGGTTGCTCGGGCCTTTGAACCCCAGGAAGTAAGTCACAGAGTCAGCCGTATCCTCGCCCTTGACCTTGTAGTGCATGCCTGTGGCGAAACCGTTGTAGGCCTCTTCCATGAAATGCTTTGGGTCAGCTGTTCCAAAGGTTTTCTCGGCATCTAGCAGAGGCAATGTCTTGGCAACCCAGTCATCGAGTCCCGCGGCCCGAATCTTGAACATGTCGTGGGCTTGCCTGATGATATACCCAGGCATCAGCTTGATGAATGCACCAGCCCGATTCTGACGATAGACCAGCTGGTTCTGCATGCTGTGAATAAGTGTCGCGAGCTTCTGAGCCTCCTCAACGCCTGTAATGCCTGGTTTGCCATTGGGAAGTTCCCACAGTTCGCGGGCGATCTCAACGTCGTACTTGCCAGAGGTGAAGTGCTCCTTGAGGCCTTCTTTCTCCAGGGAGTTAAGGAACTTACCAAGCATGCCCTCAACGAGTGATTTTCCTTGCGCGTCGATAGACGCCAGAGCCCCAGTAACAGGCGTGTGCTTGCCGCCAAGCAGAGCCATCATACCTTCGCCTGGATTCTTGAAGTTACGCACGTAGCTGAGAACCTGATTCTTCACCTTCAGGTTGATGAGCATGTTCCGCTTCTCAATCAGAGAGGCTTCCTTCAGAGCATTGGTTGCGTTGTCCAGTTCATCAAGAACGAGTTGGTTTACGGCATCCAGTTTGCCGGTGGCCTTCTTCATCTCAGCTATGCGATCAACCTCCTCGAGGATCTGGTTAGCCTGCTTCTCGGTGAGCCAGTCACCTGCAGCCTTCTGGATAACGCCTACACAATCGGAATATGACTTTGCCATTACAGCCCCTTATAGCAAGCCCAAGCCTGCTTCAATGCATCCGTGAATCCTGCCGTCTTCTTGATAACCTCGTTCGACGTTTCGATCTCTGCGTGAAAGGCCTTAGCTGCGGCCTCGTCTTCACCCTTCATAATCGGCTCGTAGACTGAAGCCTCGAGGGCGGCGATCTCCGCTTCTGTTTCCTTCATCAGCGGAGTCTTCTTCTCCACGATATCTGTGAGCGTCGGAATCTCCGCCGGCTTCTGAGCGTTATACACGTCATCCACGAACTGATGGATAAACTGATCGACGTCTCCGCCGAAGGTTTCATCCAGCTTGATCTTGCCTTTCGAACCTTCTGCTATCGACTTGGCCTTAGCCAGCATGTCAATAGGCGAGCTGTGTAGCTTGTCAGGATTCAACATGCGCGCGTTGACCTGCCAATACTTTTTCCCGTCGTAATTGGTCATCTGCTCAACAGTATCGATGACCATCAACTGGTTGCGGTTGAGTACGACCTCCAGCTCAGCGTCTCCAAAGTGATCTGATACACCTTTGGCGTGCTCCAGATCGAGCATCTTCATCGGAATACCTTTTACACCCGGCTCCGCTTCGATCTTCCAGAGGAGGTCACGACCAGACATGACGCCGTGATATGCAGACGTCGATCCGAATGACTTGAACAAGAAGGCCGTCTTCGCTAGCGTTTCCTGTATATTGGCAGAGTTAAGCCCGTTATGCCAAGACACGTGTTCCCAGCGCCATAGAGTCGTCACTTGCGTGTCGCTCATGGCAGGAGCCTTCGCCATAGCCGAATCTAGCCGCTCAATGTTCTTTGCATGGGGCCCCTGTATAACACCACTCCACAAGTCGCTATTCAACCCGTAAGACGATCCTTGATATGAACTCAGAGCTTTCAGTTCCATCGTGGTAAACAGATTTTTGAACTTGTTAGCTACATCCTTGAGCCAGGAGCTAGCCAATTTTGTGCTGTGGTGCTGCGTGTTGTTGTGGTATAGGCCGTCAACCGAATGGGCTACATCTGGGTAGGCTGCACGAACGCCATCCTGACGAGCAATCAGCGTTCCGTACATTGCATCGAGTTCTTTGTCCTTGAAGCCAGCGGACGAGAGCGCCGACTTGATGTCATCTGGGCTCAGACGCAAAACCATTTCAGCCCCGATAACCTCAGAGTCCTTTGTGGCCTTGATGAGATTCTTGCCTGCATACGTAGGCATTGAATCGAGTTCGATTACATTGTTGCCCCAGTCGATCTTCTTTGCACCTTGAGCCCGATAGGCCAAGGAGCCGCCGAAGTCCATCTTATAGTACGATCCGATGCTATCACGGAATATGTTCCAGGTGGGGCCTGTTCCATATACATCGCGATTACCCAGCCAGGCGTCGAAGATCCACGAGCCACCCATTTCGCGGATGGCCATTTCCTCTGTGAAGGTAAGCGAAGGATCCTTCAACTTGGCAGCCATGTCATCAGGCGAGATGGCTCGTAGGCCGTCAATCCAGGTAGTAGCAATGCCGACGTCCTTGCCTCCTTCCTGTACGACCCAGACCGACGGGATGTTCTGCATGCCCGCCTGCTTCGCAGCAGTCGTGTACAGCAGATGCGCGGCTACCTCACTCCGGAGATGCTCCTGTGACTTTGGAAACTTGGCGTAGACTTCCGTGCCATCATGGAGTGTATACTTACCTCCGTCGTTAGAACCCAGTTGACCGCCGGTCTGATGGCCTAGTTCCTGACGAGTAACAACGGGGACGACGTGCTCAGGATTAGTAGCATACTGGCTGGTCGCCCGACCGAAGAGTCCTTTGGAGATTTCAGGAGCGAGCTTTACCACATGACCAAGATCCACACCACCGGAAGTATCCTGCTCATGCTGCTTGATCCAGTTGATTGCTTTGGCAAGAACCTCTCCATCGTTCTTGTTACCCTCGTCTGCGAAGCGAGTCATAAGCTCGATCGGGTCAATCAGTTCCACGCCGTCGGTCTCGTGTCCAAAGGCTTGCGGAGTCCCATCAACACGCTCAGCGATCATGTAATGCGTGTTCGTGGTGGTTCGCTCGAACTCACCGAGATAGCCGATACCTTTTACGACGAGGCCTGTTTCCTCAAACGTCTCACGAATAGCCGCCGCGTAGGCATCTTCACCAGCGTTCAGACGGCCCTTGGAGAATGAGGTCTTGTAACCACCGAAAGCGCCCTTCGGTTTGACAACCCAGATGCGACCGTCCTTCTCACGGATGAGCGTTCCATACGCCACCGGAACCTTCTGACCCTTCGAGTTAACGGTTTCAGTCTTCTCAGAATAGTTTCCGAAAGGCTCTTTCTTACTTTTGGAGATGGAACCACCTGTCATCGCGTCAAAATCTAGGTGGTCGTGGTTCAGTTCCTTAACGTAGTTAAACGCCCTTCCGTTAAGGGTAATATCCTGCAGGCTATACTTGACATGCTTGCCGTTGATGACGATACCATCTGATAGGTACTGCAGCCTTATTCCGACAGATTTGACAAGCATCTCCATCTTGCCGTCGAACTCAGCCTTTACCTTTAGGATTCGCTCCTTGAAGGTTAGATCAGGAGCCTTTGACGACAGTTCATAGTCGTGCGTGGCCATGTCCTTGATCAGACTAGACGTAAACTCAGTGGCTTGTTCCGGAGTGAGCTTCGGTTCCAGACCAGAGTTTAGAGCGTTGGCCTTCTTCGCTTCTGCCAAGGACTTGGCTACCTGCGCCTCGGCAATGAGATTCGGATCCGTCTGCAGAATAGGCTCAATTGACGCGTTCGCATCCCCGTTCAGGATCTGCTTCAGACGCACATCAAGGGCTACCTCGTGGGTCGCCGGATCGACCTTACCCATCCAGGTAGGAACTTGATCAGCTACCCAATGCAGGCCCTTATATGCCGACTGAGCGACCTTGTAACCACCCAGGCCTGTTACGTGCAGAGTTCCACCAGCCAAACCGCCAAAGGCGATTGATGCTAACGAATTGGCCATCGTATAGTCGTTGGCCATCTGCTGATGCGTGTAGTGGTTGAACGGTTCAAGTACAGCCATGCCAGCTGCGGCGTTCACGGACGTTTGGGCGAAGGCCGCAGAAGCTCGGGGAATGAAACTCGCAGACGCATTTTCAACCAATGGGGTGAGACTGCGCAGACCCGGAATAAACCGAGCCGGTGTAATCGCAAATCCAACGGCCATGCCCAGAGGGTCCAGCATACTAGCCGCTAGATCCTGTGTGAACCCGGCAGCCGTCGCTAGACCAGTAGCTCGCTCTCGACGATCAGCCTGATCAATCTCCTTGAGCTTCTCATTATACATGAGTTTAGCTTGATCAGCTGTCCGCTTGCCATACTTACTGAAGTCAAGGTACCCGTCAATCCCATACTGTTCATTCAGTAGTTTGGGATCAACATAGTCTGGCTTGCTTCCCCAGGGAGTCCAGCCAGCGTCGTTAAACCTCTTCTGACGAAGTAGAGCCCCGAATCCCTGCGACTCACCAAACGAGTGCGCGAAGCTACCGGCTGCTTGCCCCAGGGTAGGCTGCAGAGAGGAGAACAGGTCCGCCTGATTCTCGGCGTCTGGTTCCGGCATGTGAGGCAGAATCAACTGGCCCATTACCTAATCTTTCCGCTGGACTGCAACTTAGGATTCCTCAACAAGTTCACTAGCTCTGGAAGTTCCTTGAAGCGAAGTTCGTAGCGTTGTTTGTTGGCATCCAGCACAGGGGCGTAGGCTCCTGGAAGATCAGATCCAGAAGAACCCCGAAGACGAACTGCCCGATAAACACCTGAGCCGTCTTCAAGAGATAGCCACACGTACGAGCCATCACGAGGATTGTTCACATTCTCGGCTTGCGCAGGACTTCCTTGGATAATACGGTTGCTCGACCGCACGTCTGGTATGAAGCGTTCACCGCGAGTATTTAACCAGGCTTCGCCGACAATTTTCAGTTGCTGATCGATCTTGGCCGCGTCCAAAGGACGTCCCGTTGCATGGTCACGCGAGGGAACGTAGTACGTGCCGTTCACCTTGATTTGGTTGGTAATGGTTTCCTCAACGATGTTCTTGACAAGACTGGACGCATCAGGAGAGGAAGCGTCTCCAGCAGTCATGTAAGCTGTACGCCGAATCAGTTTCTCCAGAACACTCGCGTACTCTGCGCCCGCCTCCCCAGCCGACATACGCATAACCTGCGTAAACTTCTTCAGATCCGAGTTCTCGTCGATCGATTTCTTTATCTCCGTAGTCAACGTCTGTGGAAGACCTGTCGTGAGTTGCTCATCATCCTTGATGCGCATTGCCTTCGCGAAGTAGTTTCCATACTTCGTGTCAGCCGTGAAGTTCATGAACATGAAGCCCTTATCCAGCTTGCCATAGCTGAACAACTCGCTCATGACTTGCGTAGTCAATCGCTTTGAATCCGTATTTGCGCCGTCCTTCCCCTGGAAGTTAACAGCTATCTTTCCAGAAGGTTGCATCTGAGCTTCCAGGTTGCGCATCCACTCCTGGGCCTTATCCACGCTCATGCCGGATAGGTCCCGTGCCATAGTCTTGGCTTCATCATCCGTGAGCAAACGGATATTGTGGGCAGGGGTACCAAATCGCGCGATCTGTGTGCCCTCGCGTAAGAGCAATTGATCAGCACGATTGCCGTTGAGATAGTCATCACCGAAGATGCGACGGGCGGCTATATCCGAAGCAGCCGCAGGATCCTTCTTACGGAAGGTCTCGTTTTCCTGAGCCGCCTTCGTAACGTACTCTTCAAGTCGATTGCCAAGACCAGCCGTCAGTTTCCCTGACTCAATATCTGAACGAATCCTTTTGAGGGCGTTCCCGGCGTATTCCGGATCAGACACAGCCATCGCAGATGTGTATGTCTGTGCGATAGGCAGAAACTCCCGCTCTTCCTTGTAGTGCTTGAAAGCAATCGGACCAAGGGCCTTCTCAACATCGGCATCCGAGTAACCAAAGTCCGGAGGGGTCAGCTTCCCGTTGGCGTCAACTTCTTTACGGCTCAGTTGTGCTTTCCACTCTTCGTAGGCATCCTTGATCAGAGCCGACTTGGAAGACTCCTGCCGGTTAGCCCGAGCCTCTATACCTCTACGAAGAGACTCCAACTGGTCACCATATAGATTCCAGCCAGGCATCTTGGCATAGATACCATCGTCTATCTTAGCCAAGGTACCCACAGGGTCACGACGACCCTCGGCTAGGACCAGGGTTTTTGAATAGTGAGTGGTAATGCCATCCTTGATTTTGGCGCGAGTGGCTGGATCCTCCCGAAGACTGTCGATGAATTCCAGTCTCTGCGGAACAAGGCGCAGGTAGGCTTCCGTTGGATTTGCCGCCATGTCGATTTCGTTCGACTCAGACTTGGCCCCATCGGTAATGCCCTGCAGTTTCTTCCGCTGCTTCTCGCCAGACTCAAACGTCAGGGCATGCGCAAAGTACGTGTTCTGAAAGTCACGAGCGTGAGCTTCAAATAAGGCCTTCGCCCGACGATTAGGGGCCTCCTTGAGTATATTCTGAAGAGCACTCTCATAGACTTGATTCTGCTGACCCGCAAACCCGTCAGCCCCATCAGGAGCATTGTTCTTGGCGTCCTCCAGATTCACCAGCATCCGTTGGCGCATATCCGACATCGTATTCAGAGACCACAGTTTAGCCTCCTCTTCGGACTGCTGATCCAGGATATGCTTTTGACGCATATCCTCTTGGTGAAAAGCCTGGGCCGCCTGGTTGAGACCCTGCGCAAGGGCTCCCATGCCTCCGTCACTGATGGTTCGCGGATTCATCCCCTGGGCAACAGGAGCGTCAATACCTACGTTCGAAGAGTACGTTTCAACTTTCATGATTAGGCCCGGGAAGGATCATAGCCGGTATACTTGTCCCAAACAGATTGCGCACTGGGGACAGACAAACCACTGCCAGCGCCTGACGGGGCGTACATGGGATTTGCAGCAGACGCCTGGGACATACCATAATACGAAGCTGCCCCACCCAAAACGGTTACAAAGGCTGACAACCTAGCCGCTGACTTGGTTTCACTAGCCTGCCAGCGATTAACTGACGCTGAGTACTTTTCGGCATTTGCCTTCATCTGGCCGTTATAGCGAATCGTCAAGGCATCAAGTTCAGCGGTTCCCGTCATGTCTTCCGCAACAAGCAGCGGAGTTCCGGCCATCGTTACGCCAGACTTGCCAATAGCCGTGCGTTGTTGACCGAGTACAGCTTGCAAATGTTGGCGTTGCTTCCGCTCCTGCTCGGCCGCTTGAGCCTTGTAGGTCTGCGCGTTCTGCTCGTTGATAGCCGCGTTGGCTTCCATCTGGGAAGCCTGACGATCTGCCTGATTCAACTGGCCTACAGCCGAAACGACCGCGGCCGCAAGCGCGAGCCAAGCCATTATGTTATCCTTCCATATCTGAGATGGTCTTCACCGTTGGGACCATACTTCGGCATGAGTCCCTCGCAAGTGAATCCAAAGTGTTCTGCAAAAGCCTTATATCGTGGAAAACCGACCTCGACTGTGCACTGCAGTCTGTGCAGATGCAGTTGTTCAATAACGACTGTCATGAATCCCCAAACCATCTGAAGACTCGTTTTTCTGAACTTGAGCATCTTATCTGATGCGAGCATCCATACTTCGCCCACACCCCTCCACTGCTCAAAGATTCCACCCATGAAGACCACCTTCATGTCTTCAGGATCGATCAGTACTATGGTTGCTGAATTCTCAACATGCGAGGCTGCGGCCGTAATCAAATCCATGATCATGGTATCCTCAGCACGCTTATCAAACATACTCAGGTGCTCTCGCTTGAAGGTATCCACCAAGAGCCTACCCATACACCACCATGGAGGGCATGATCCCGAGAACCGTCACCGGGTATGGCTGCTCAGTCTCGATGTACACTTGCCGGTCGTAACCGTAATCTGCAGAGAAGGCCACAACCTTGTCGCCAGAAAACAGCGGTGGAGAAGCACCCATCGGCTGGCTGGCTTTACGGAAGAGCAACTCTTCCAGGTGGGTTTCATCCGGCCCGAATTTGCAACCCAATGAGTCAAGGAAACGGATACCCAGTTTATGAATTCGGCCAGGTTTTGCCTGCGATGTACCCTCATTCCCACCGATTTCCCAGCGAACTGTTTTCAAGGCCGACTTGAAGGGTAGACCAACCTGCACCTTTGAGGCCGATCGAGTCAGAGCTATCTCGCCAGAAGGATTCACTACCGCCTGCGGCCTAACAGCTCCGTCAGCCAGCACATTGACAGTTTCACCAACCAGCCAGGTTAAACCAGAAATTGTAGTTGTGGGAGCTCCGTCATAGGTAGCTCCTGAATCCATGAACAGAAAGTCAGACTTATCGTCCTCATCAACGGGCTCAAGGTACTCACTCAAGTACTCAACGTAACGCGCCGTTGCACCGTCGATAGTTCGGTCGACGATCAGCCAAACTTCGTCGTAGGTTCCAGATACTGAGGGTATGACTGCTACAGCCTTAGCCTTTGCGTCAGTTCCACCCAGAGGATGTCTGTGCCAGCCAGTAACCTCTTGCTCGCGGTTGTACGTCAGGCCAATCAGCAAACCGTCATTGCGTACCGTCCAGAGGACGCCGAACGGTTCCTGTTGGTAATCCATGTCGAGCACACCACCCTTGGAGATATGCTCCCCAAGCACCGTCATATCAGGAGCTGCAAAGGCATCCGTATTAAATGAGTACGCGTACTCACGGAGTTTACGTCCTGATCTCTGCCAGAACAACAGCGCACTATCAACTCGTACAGGACGAACCTCCGAACAACCGCGATTGGTTTCGCGTGTAATCTTTATGTTCGTGGGAGTGATTGCCTCGTTGAGATTGGACGCCGAAACAGTAAACTCAGCAGCTGTAGTAAATACCGAGAGAACCTTCCCTGAACTCATCCAGCGAATCTCATTCACGTCGTCTGTCGCAATCGTATACGACAGTCCATTATCCGAGACTGTTGTGTTGTCCAATTGAGTCGGTGAGAATCGATTATATGCCCCCGACATAGAGGCTTCAAGCGTCTGCGGCCGTGAAGTAACTCCCCCAAACCACAGGCGATCTTCGTAGAAGGCCACTGAACTCGGCCAACCAGTTGTATCAGACCAGGATCCTAGAGCCCATGTGGCATTTGCCGTAGTTGCTGCGAAAGCATCCACCACAAGCACTGTCACCGAGGTTGTTGAGGCTCTTGCCGTAATTTTACCCCAACCCCACGTTGAGCCATTCTTGATTCGTACGCATCGACCAATATCAGTAGTCTGAAAACCCGTACCACTGTTAATTCCAACAATGGAGCTGGCCGTTACAGTAACAGAACCAGTTGTAGCCGACGGTTGCAGCGTGGTCGTCTCGGCGTTGGTATCGAGATAAGGACCATCTTTGAAATCAAAATCGGCGATTGTCCAAGACGTGTGACCGGTTCGCGTGAGCGTCTTCGGCTTGACAGATCCATGGACCAAAAACAGAGTGTCTGCTGATTGAGAGTAGCGCACACTACGGATTTGACTCTCCGAATACGGAGAGACGATTTCGTATGGAGGCCCGCTAACAATCTGCCCGTTATCCATGAAGAACCGTAGATACAAGTCCCCCATCTCGATGATGTAGTTCTGCAGAATACTGAACTTGAAGGGTATCAGTCGGGTGTCTTTGTCGCTATACTTGGTGGCTGCGCAGTATCTTGTCCCAGGACGACGGGTAACTCCCCCTTGGGGAAATACAATTAAGTTCTGGAGCAGGAAGCAACCATTGTTATATTTGGATACATCAACACGAGCCCCTAGCTTCGGGCTGAGTTCCCCTGCGGTGAAGTTCGACTGTAGTGGTGATGCGCGACTCATTACACTCTCGACTCAGTCCATTCATCCGCGGTAAGCATTTCCAATCGACCCTCTTGAGCGTCAATGGAGCGAGCTTCGCTAAGCTTTTGCTTATATGTGGTCCACATCGAATCCTTAAGGGCTGCTGATTGAACCAACGGATAAGCCAGCAAGTGGCCAAGACGGGCCGCAAAAGCTTGAGTAAAGCAGTCGTCCCACTGCGTAACGTCGTCTACCGCCTGCAAAAAACGAATCGTGATAGTATCCGTATTACACAGCAGTTTGCGACCTTCAATAACCCAGTCATCGCGAGAAAGGTCTGTGCTCAGCACCCGAATAGACTCAGGTGGCAACGTGAACTGGTACGTCCAGTCCCCATTCAGGTCCACTGGCGCAGTTGCATCTGGTGAAAGAGTTTGCCGCCCAATAGCAAAATTCCAGGGATAGGCTCTGATAACTGACCTCAGCAGCGAATCCCAATTTGTCTTTGCCAAAATTGCAGCCTTGACGGGGTCATTCAAGGAAACAATCAGGTCTGCCCCCAACTCGGTAAGAGCAATGTTTACAACTTCAGTTTGTGACGAAGCCACGGCTTTCCCCCAAAAAGGGCCAGGGGAGTTTCCTCACCCTGGCCAAGGCCCAGCGGCAGCTCTTAGTCCACGACGTACTCGAGCCAGCCCTTGAGCTGGCCGGACGCCGGGTTTGCACCCTCGAGTTTCGCTTGAACGGTGAACCCGCCCCTCGATTGGATTTGGACATCAATGACTTTGTCCAGATCACCCGCTGCGGCAACGTCGAGGGCCGCTACGAAAGCGGCCTCCGAAGCAACCACAGCCGTGCCAGACAAGTTCGTATAGCCGGTGTGACCGATGTCGAGCGTTGCACCCGCACCGTAAGCCGGCTTGACGCCGCGCAGAGCCAGAATTCGGACGTTGCCGGCCGGCATCTTGATCAGGTTGATCAGGTCGTTCTGAGCGGCATCGATGGTGCCGGTGTCGAAGTGCACGATGCGAACACGACCGGCCTGCTCGGTCGTATCCAGGGCCGTGGGCGGAACCGCGACTTGCTTTGCGTATTCGACGGTATCGAAAGTTGCCATGTTGTTTCTCCTTGGTTGCCTGGATTAGAGGACGGTTTCGTCGACTTTGATTTCGACAACCTTCTCTTCTTCCATGCGGGTTGCCCCGATACCCAGGGTCACGTAGACCTGGACCGAATTGCGCTTGTCACGGCGCGGACCGACGTCGACCGACGGATCCTGCGACACGGCCAACAAGAGGCCGGACTGGATCCAGGCGATGTGGCGCCGATAGCCGGAGCCGTCAGTCGCCAGTCGCTGCGTGCGGATGAAATTGAAGCCCATGAAGGTATCGAGCTTACCTTCGACGAGAGCCTTGACCGTGTTGTAATCGGAGCTCGTGACCTCGGTATTGCGCAGCAAACTGTGCATGCTGTTCGCCGTAACCGTGATGAAACGAGCTTCGTCCGGATCGTTGTCGTAGGCGTCGAAGATTTCCTTCGTACGACGCAGCTTGCCGATGGTCAGGTTGCTGTTGGCCGCGCCGCCAGTTTCCACGTAGTTCACGGCGATCTGGTTGGCCGCCGGGAAAGTGGTCGACGTGGCGCCGGTCTTGCCTGAGTAGGCCGTGCCGAAAGCTGCGTCGATGAGCAGGTCATCCATCTTGCGGCCCATGGCGAAGACGGCATTCATCGCGTAGGCGCTGGTGGGATCCATCAGCATGCGCAGCTTGTCCTGGCGGTCGATCAGATCGGCCCAGTCGAAGTCACGCAGCGAAACACGCCGGCGGTCATGCGGGGTGGACATCAGCGGGGTGTCCTGGTGGCGGCCAGTAATTTCCTGCGCCTCCGTGGCGCCGATACGATCGTAGAACTCGAATTCGGCGTTTTGAGCTTCGACCCGAACGGCATTGCGCAGCCGCGAGCCTTTTTGCTGCACAAGCAGCGATACGTTTGCCTTGTAGGCATTGACGTATGCAAGGTCAACTGTGAGCGACATGGTTGTCTCCTGAAAAAATGAAAGAGTGCTTCACATTTTCGAAGAGCTACCCGTTAGTCGGACCCCTCTAGCATTACACCTGCGTGGGTGGTAGGTTTCCCTACGGCCAATTGGACACTTACGTGCTACCCAATGAAGGCATTATAACCCAGGTATTCATAGAAGTAAATACCTGGGTTACGGGGAAATCAACCTTCGTTGACCTTGCCCGGGTACGCGGTCTTCCAAAGGTTGTCCATGCGAGCCTTGGACGCGGCATGCGTGGCGTGGTTGCGATTGGTGTAACTCTTCATGAACTCGGGGTCGGTCTGCAGACGGGCGATTTCGGCCTTCGCCTGATCCTCCGTGGGGGCAAATCCGTTGTTCAAGGAGCCGTCCCTGAAGGCCTTGTCTTCAGCAAGGGACTTGCCAATGGCGTTGAACACCTTGATCAGAACCGGATGATCGCCAAGACCTGTCGAGTTCATCAGTTCCTTCAATGCTTCACCACCAAAAGCGTTAATGGCTTGTTTGGCTAGGGCCACTTCGCCTTCGTACTTGTTTCCCCACTCCGTCTGCAAGCTGTCAAGGCCTTCCTGAACCTTGGCCGCCTGTGCATCGCGGAAGGCCTGAAGTTCGCCTGCCTGGAATGTTGCATACTCCTTGTAGACGTTCTCGGCTTGCTTCGTCGAAAGGCCGGTCTTGTGAAACAATTCCTTGACGAACTTCTCGCCCTTCTCATCGCGAGGGAATTCCTTCGGCAGTTCAATCTTGCTGAAATCGTAACCGTCGACAGCTTCCGGCCGGCCGAGTTTGGTATAGAACTGATTCCACTCTTCCGGTGGAGCATCCGTCCGAGGCAGAACAACCTTGTCGGCACCGATCATCTGTTGCGCGTTGATGTAACTCTTCGCGAAACCATTGAGATCCTTGATGTCGGCAAGTGCAGGGTGAGTCTGGTATTCAACTGCCAGTGCCTGCTTGAAATTTGCAGAAAGTGCAGAATAATCCACTGTCTGCCCAGTGCCGCTTCCTGCGGGAGCCCCTGCTGGGGGTGCGCCTGCCGGAGGAGCTCCCGCCCCTCCACCTGATCCATCACCTTCGGGACTCCTGTATACATGCCGCTGCTTAATCATTTTTCACATCCTCCATTATGGTTCGGAGTTTATTAAGATCGGTATTCAGCATCTTGAAGATACTAAGCACCACCCTTCGACCACCTTCGTTCAGAGCGGTCATGTTAGGATCGCCTTGAACGAAGGTTGAGTCGAATACGTTGCAGTTCTTGGCAAGGTGCGCCAGAACTATTTCCCCTTCCGGGTTTTCAAATACTGCCCGATAAGCCGAAACTACCCTATCTCGTCGGGACAGCAGATCCTTGAGACTCACCTGCACCTCCTGTCTGTATGGACTGTTGCGCCTTGCCCAACTTCGCAGCCGAATCAGCTGCAATGTTGGCCTGTTCGTTGGCATGAGCCTCCGCCGCCTGCTTAGCCCGTGCGTCGCGAATCTGTGTGACCTCAGCTTCCGGCGTAAGCGTCTGGTAGCTCACATCGTAGGCATCGGCAAAGAAGTCCACGGTACCGTCAGCATCAATACGATCGAACACCTCAGGTTTCGCTTGCGCGATCTGACCGAGACTTTCCAGCAACCGCTGGAACCCTACGACCTGAGTCATCCGCTGAGCCTTGGCTACCGGCGAGACGTATTCAACCCGCAAAGACAGCCCCTGAATCTGCGGAGGAGCTTTCGGGAACATCCCCTTGCGAGTAAGGATTGCGAACACGCGCTCAATCAGCGGATCAAGGAACTCCGACTGAAGGCGCGAGATTGCCGGAGCCATGAGGCGCATACGCTCTTCCGTGCGCTGCACGACCTCCGTAGCCGTCATCTGCGGACCTTCTTGCAACTGCATCCAGTCCAGATAGAACGACCGCGTGATGTGCTGACGACGGGAGTCGACCAGCTGTGCCCCAATGTCTACCCGCCCCTTCGTCTCGAGCGGATAGATCCTTTGCTCGGGGGTCAGCATCGAGCTGTAGTAGTTGATGCCTCCCGGGCTGGTCTTGATCGGAAGAAGGAAGCCTTCGTCCGGAGCCATGAGCGGTGGATCCACGATCTTCTGGGCGGCGACAATGATGGTCTTTGCCATTGCATTGACCATCTTAATATCAGGCATAGCCAGCATAGCTGGGCCACGTCCATACGTCTCTCCCGTCAGTTTCGACCAGCGCGGAACCATGAAGGGGAACTCATGGAAACCACCCTCGCGAAGGATTAGTTTCTCATCGCAGTTAACCCACCAGGAGCCGAACATCTTGCCCTTAGTACCCTTCGACCGCGGATCCCAGTCGCGCCGCGGCTTGACCACGTGCATGTACTCGGTGCGATCAGCCGGCTTCTCCTGGGCCAATTTGATCATCTTGGGTGTGGAGTCCTTCCCGAAGTAGTCATACGCCTGAAGATTCGACCACTTGAACTTGCGGTAGAGGCAATCCACCTGGCCATAAGCGTTTTCTTCAAAGACACACTCTGCCAAGTGGAAGGTGCTGAATCTAACAGGGGCCCGGTCATAATCCTCCTCCACGTAAAATACCCCGGTCCCGAAGCCGCCCAGATCCTGATACAGCTCGTGGGCTTGAGGAGCGAAGTTAGTCTTCTGGGAGTTGAACACATTATACATCGTGTTCGTAACGACCTCAAGCCACCGCTCAACATCTTCGTCTTCCTCCATCTCGGCTTCGGCGTGCTCCGACAGACGCAACCGGAACCAGCGCTGAGTGGGACTTGTCAGGTATGAGTGCAGACCCGCGGACAGTTGATCCAGCGCCCAGGGGGCGGTTGAATCGAAGATCTTGTCCGTGACCGGCTGGCCGTTTGAACGATCGCCGACGAACGCCTGCCTCTTCGGCAAGACATAGTCGACGACGTCCTGCCAAGCAGAGTTCCATGTGCCCTTTACCCGATTCAATTCCTCGAACCGAGTACAAAGGGTTACGGCGTAGTTCTCGGCCATGATTATCCCCCGAGGGTAGTCTTCTTCACTGGAGCCGCGGAAGTGTCTCCGAGCCCCCCTGTGGGATTCGTGGACGAGCGACCGCCAGCTGCACGAGCCTTACGACGGGTCTCCGCGTTCGCGTCCTCGATAGCCTTCTGCGCGATCGTCGGATCCGGCGGAGGTGTGTACGGCGCTGGTGCAGGAGCCGCTTCTCCACCGCCGAATATTGCTTTTACGATTCCACCCATGATTATTCCCCTAACTGAAAATGTTATATTCGGATTCTGCCTGCCTGGGTAACCTGCTCTGATCCACCTTCTTTTCCCGCATCGAGATGGCTAGATACCTGAACGCATCCGCGCCGTGCGAAGACCAGTCGTGATCAGGATGATCGTTGTAGCACCTCATCTTGTCATTCCAGGACTTCTTGTACTGCCTCAGGGCTTCGATTCCTCGCTTGCACTTTTCCACATCAAAGTAGCAACGGCGCAAAAGGTTTCGCACAGCGTCGATCCCGTCTTCAATAGACAGTTTCGGCACGATTCGGAACTTGATACCCAGTCCAGCTGCTGTATCCTTCCGAGATTTTCCGGTCGTGAAATCTCTGACCTCAAGGTCGTGGGGTCCGTAGTGCGTTCCATACAGATAATCCTTATCCCTGAGTACCCCCACATAGTGTGGTAGCCCCTCACCAGAATTCTCGTAGTAATCGATGCAGCGGACCTCGAACCCGTGTATCTGGTAGAACCAGATTGCGGTCGAATCACCCACGCCGATGTCCCACACAGTGATCACATCCAGGCGAGGTTCATACGGTACAGCTGTAATGCGCCCGTCTTCCAGAGCCTTCGCCATCTGCGACCCATAGTACGATCCCACGAGGCCCGCATCAAAGGAGCAGTAGTATTCCTGCTGAATCATTTCCTCAGGCATGCCAGCGTCCCGCTCCTCCTGAATTACTTCTGGCGTGAGGACGTCCGTATTCTCAACGGTAAGAACCTGGCTGAACCATCTCGGATTCCGCTTCGACATTTCAATAATGTCGTGCCCATGATTACGCCCGCGTGGCGTATAGATGAACAGGGCCCAGCCGCCATTCTCCGCCAGAATTGGCCTGACGTAATCCCACGCGCGGGGATCCTGAAGACTATATTCTGAGAAGACGCATCCGACAGGATTCGCACCCACCAGTCGATCCACGTTGTCTGTTCCAACGACCTGCCAAAGGGATCCATTCTCGAGCTCCAGCTTCATCTCGGTGTTATTCTCGGACTTGATGGCGTCCTTCGGCCACGCGTCACGGAAGGCCTTGCCCTCCTTTGTGCGCCCGTCCCACACGATCTTCCGCCCCTGGTTGTAGGTCGGCAGTAGGTGCCAGTAGATTCCCGGCCTCTTGAACGCCGACACCACCGTCCAGTTCAGAGCCGTTGAGTCCTTTCCAGCGCGTCTGTGCCAGACAGCCACGGCCCGCTTACCACCACCCTCCAGGAAAGACCACAGGGGCATCTGGTAGTGTCGGGGGCGCCAGTTAACTGGGACCGTGACTAGGTGGTCACTCATCGACAATCCCGTTCTCGTCAACAGTTAGCCGTTCGACATCGTGCCTCATGGCCTCGACCAAAGTAGCACTGTTCACTGGCGTGGCCCTTGCAAGGGCTTTCACCTCCGCCTTTGTGCGTGGACGGTTGTCAATCATCTGCTGAGTGGCTTCCCTCAACTGATTCGCTTCATCCGGCATCACATCGCTGAAGTTCACGATGTTATATGTAACTGCCAGTTTCCCAGACGACCGCAGATCAAGGGCTTTCTTCTTCGGATGGAGGTATTGGGCCAGTTCTTTCGCGGCCGCGAATCTCAGATTGGGATCGGCCGTTAAATCCCCCGTACACATCTGCGCGAGCACACGTATTGGGTCCGCGCCCTCCTCTTCCAGAGTCTGGATCAGGTCGTGGTTGATCAAAGGTGAGTGTACACCGAGGGATGAATTGCGGCTCATACATAAGATAGTATCACAAAGGGAATTCAAAGTAAACGGGATAATTAAACGTACGGCTTTGGTTGAGCGTTTTGATGCCGATCGTATCGAATCCATTGTTCTGTGTAACTGGTTATTAGGGAAAACGATAATTTCACATCCAATATTGCCCCAATAACCACCTATGTAATTGATTATAAATAACTTTTTGATATACGTTATTGGTGTATTGGGTTATTGACCACTTGGACACAAATCAAAAAATTTTTTAAAAATATTTCTATATCAATACACCAATATTCCGATGCCTAAGTAATTGATTATAAAGATAAATCTTTGGTTATTAGACCCAATATCGGTCCAATAACCCCAATATTCTTTCCCCGTTTTCTATCGTAGATCCCTCCAATATATTAGCATCTTTATTAAATACCGTAGGATTTCCAGTCCAGGATCTTGGTTGGCTCCCCGCGCGCCGGGCACCGTGTTTGACCCCCCGGGCCCCAGGATCCGTGCTCCCCGATGCAAGGTCAGTTTAACCCTAAACAATGCAAGCGGATAGTGTTCAAGCCTGAATGTATCAAGCATGAACTATTTAAGTGTGGTTGATTCAAGCATGAACATTACAGGTCGCAATATCTAACGGTTGAA